CTAAGAATACCTGCTTTTGGTATGTCTAATGAAAATATAGAGATTTATTACATTAAACCTTATAAATCTGGCTTTTATTATTATTCACCTGTGGACTATCAAGGTGGTTTACAATATGCAGAATTAGAAGAAGAAGTATCTAATTATCATTTAAATAACATTATGAATGGTTTAGCACCTTCAATGCTTATAAATTTTAATAATGGTACTCCAAATCAGGAAGAACGTAAATTAATAGAAACAAAGATTGCACAAAAGTTTTCAGGAACGAGTAATGCAGGTAAATTTATACTTGCGTTTAATGATAATAAAGAAAGTCAGGCAGAAATTACTCCTGTTCAATTATCTGATGCACATAATCAATATCAATTTCTTTCAGAAGAAGCTACTAAAAAAATAATGGTAGCACACAGAGTAGTTAGTCCTATGTTATTAGGAATAAAAGACAGTTCTGGTTTAGGTAATAATGCAGATGAAATAAAAACTGCATCACTATTAATGGATAATACTGTTATTAGACCTTTTCAGGAACTTTTAATAGATTCCTTTGATCAAATACTAGCATACAATGAAATTGCCTTAAACCTTTACTTTACGACCTTACAGCCACTAGAATTTACAGAGGTTGACAGTTCAATACAAGACAAGGAAGATATTGAAGAAGAAACTGGCTATGAATTTAATAAGGTAGAACTTAAAATGATTGATGGTCAAAAGGCTTATGACACAAAAGAAGAAGCTATAAAAGTAGCAGAAGAAAAAGGATGTGGTGGCTATCACGAACACGAAGTAGAAGGTGTTGTTTATTATATGCCTTGTGAAACACACACAGAACTTAAAGCACCTTGTTGGGATGGATATGAGCAAATAGGAACTAAAATAAAAGATGGTAAAGAAGTGCCTAATTGTGTTCCATTGTCTGAAATGAAATTAACTGAAGAAAATGAATTGCAAGAACTAACAGACCAATTGTCAGAATATGGACAAGATGAAGCTGATCTTCTAGAAAATTATGAATTAATTGATGTTTCTGAAGTTGATTATGAAAATGATGATTTACAAGATGAATTAATTAAAGAATTAAATGAAGAAAAACCTAAACAATCTACACTTAGTAAAATAGTAAATTTAGTAAGAACAGGACAGGCATTTCCTGATAGAAAATCTGCACAAGATGGAGTTACTAAACAAACTGGATTGCAAAAATTTATGGTTAGATACCAATACGCACCATTAAAAGTAGATAATGATGGTAGAAAGTTTTGTAAAGCAATGGTTAGAGCCAAAAGAATATACAGAAAAGAAGACATTATTAAAATGGGTAAACAACCTGTTAATCCAGGATTTGGTGTTAAGGGTGCTTCAACTTATTCTATATGGTTATATAAAGGTGGTGCAAGATGCCAACACAAATGGTTTAGAAAAACATATATGCTAACTTTAGATGGAGATAAATCTTTAGTAACAACTACTAAAGCAAAGTCATTAGGGTTTAAATTTCCTGTAAATGACCAATTAGTACCAGTTGCACCAAAAGATATGAAATACAAAGGTTACACAAAGGCATATTGGGATAAAATGGGTTTTGGTAAAAAGAAAAAAAAGAAATAAACTATGGCAACAACACTTTTTATAAATCGTACTGACTTAATCAGAAATTCTATAATGGATGGAAATGTCGATACTGACAAGTTTATCCAGTTTATAAAATTAGCACAAGAAATTCACGTTCAGAACTATATGGGAACTAAATTATATGATGGCTTAACTGCTGCAATTCCTAATATAGATCAACCTGCTAATGCTAGATGGAAAACTTTATTAGATGACTATATAGTACCGATGTTAATATGGTTTGCTCAAGTTGATTATTTACCTTTTGCTGCCTATCAAATTAGAAATGGTGGTATGTTTAAACACAAATCAGAAAATTCAGATACAGTTAGCAAAGAAGAAGTAGATTACCTAACAGAAAAGGCTAGAACTAATGCTGAGTGGTATTCTAGAAGATTTATTGACTTTATGTCTTTTAATGAAATAACATACCCTGAATACACAAACAACACGAATGATGATATATACCCAAGTTATGATGCTACATTTAATGGTTGGGTACTATGAGATATAAACCGAAAGAAAAAAATATAGAAAAATTAAAAATATTTCTAAAAAAGATACAAAATAATAAAACAAAAAAATTAAAGTATGGCAACTCTATTTAACACTAAAATTTCTGCAACTTATGAGGGTCTATTTAAGACAATCGATAATGCTGCAATAACTGCTTCTTTAAAAGAATTAACAGATGGTTCAGGAAACCAATCAGGTCTTTATGTAAATAATGCAGGAGATTTTAAAGTTTCTAACATATTAGAATGGGGTTCATTAAAAGACACAGGCACAGGGGTTACAATAACTCGTTATGTAACTTCTACTGATGGAATAGAAAACTTTGATAATAATACTTCACTTCCTACAAGTGCTGCTGTAAAACTATATGTAGATAGTAAATTTGCTACTTCAGATACTTTACAGGAAGTTTTATCTTTTGGAAATACAACAGGTGGAAATGATATTGTAGTTTCTGCTAGTGATGACATTACATTTACTGATTCTAGTAAAATTTTAATGGGTGCATCTAGTGATTTACAAATATATCACGATGGCTCAAATTCTATTATAAAGGACTTAGGTACAGGTAACTTAAAAATACAATCTGATGGATTAGGAATAGACTTAACTAAAGGAAGTACTGAATTTTTAGCAAAATTTATTATTGATGGTGCTAATGAATTATACTTTAATAATGTAAAGAAATTTGAAACTACAAACACAGGAGTAGATATTACAGGTAATCTTGTAGTAAGTGGAACTATCACAGGAGCAGGAGGTTCATTCTTGCCACTTGCAGGGGGTACAATGACTGGTAATACTTTACACGGAGATAGTGTAAAATCTTTATATGGCACAGGAAATGATTTAGAAGTTTATCACGATGGTACTCACGCAGTTGTAAATAATACAACAGGAAATGTATATCTATCATCTTTAGGGGCAATATTTTTAAGAACAAACACAAATGAAACCTCACTATTAGCAAATGCAAATGGTAACTTAGAATTATATTACAACAATTCAAAGAAATTTGAAACCTCATCAACAGGTGTATCAGTTACAGGCGCTTTATCTACTACAACAGATGTAACAGTAGGAGCAAATGCAACCTTTTTAGATAACGGAAAAGCTATATTCGGTGCAGGGTCTGACTTACAGATTTACCACGATGGTAGTATTTCAAAAATTATAGAATCAACAAGTGAGTTACAGATAAGTAGTGCAGGTTCAAATTTATATATCCAATCTATAACAGGGGAAAATGGAATTAAATTAATACCTAATGACTCTGTTGAATTATATTATGACAATGCAAAAAAGATTGAAACCCTTACAGATGGTGCAAAGGTTTCAGGTAATTTAGAAGTAACAGGCACAATTACAGGAAGTGGTGGTTCGTTCCTACCTTTAGCAGGTGGAACAATGACAGGCGATGTAACTTATAATGATGGAGTTACAGCAATATTTGGAAACTCACAAGATTTACAAATTTATCACGATGGAACACACAGTTACATTAATGAAATAGGAACAGGCGATTTAAGAATAAAATCCAATTTATTTAGAGTGCAGTCAAATTCAGGCGAATCTATGATTAATGCGAGTGCAAATGGAGTAGTGCAGTTGTATGAAAATGGTTCGGAAAAATTTAGGACTACAAGCACAGGTATATCAGTAACAGGAAATGGAGTTTATACAGGAAATGTTTCTGTGCCTGATAGTGCGTTTTTATATGCAGGAAGTAGTGATGATTTATCTTTGACTCATAATGGTACGGATTCTATTATTAGAAATTATACAGGAGATTTTCAAATAAATCAAGGAGCAGTAACAAAATCAATAATATTTAAAACATCAGATGCAAACGCACTAGACACAACAGCATTAACAATATCAAGAAATGCAGATGCTAGTTTTGGTCGTGATGTAACAATAGCAGGAGATTTAACTGTAAACGGAACAACAACAACTGTAAACAGTCAAACACTAGCAGTAGTTGACCCTTTAATACAACTAGCAAAAGACAATACAGCTAATAGTTTAGACATTGGATTATATGGAGATTACAATGATGGTACAGATAGATTCTTAGGATTATTTTCTGATGCATCTGATAGCAATAAATTTAAGCTATTTAAAGGCACAACAGTAGAGCCTACAACAACAGTTAATATTGGTGCAACAGGATATGAAGCAGCAGATTTAGTTGTAGCAGGATTAGAAGCAACAACAGGAACTTTTACAGGGGCATTATCATCAGTAGGTTTTACTTCAAGTAATATAAATACTAATCAAATTACATCAGCAACATCTAATGGAAATATAGTAGTTAGAAATAATGCAGGCTCAACAATAACGACTTTTGATAATGATAGGTCGGTAACTTTTGCAGGAGATGTTTCAATGGGCAAACTAACTGCGACCAAATCAGGAACAGCAGCAGTTTTTAATTCTGGAACAACAAATGTAGTTGCAAGTTTTACAAGTACAGATGGTACAGGTGTAATACAATTAGCTGATAGTGGTGGAAATGTTGAAATAGGAGCAGCAGGTAATGATTTTGTAGTACAACCTGCAGGTGGTGTTGCTCAATTAACAGTAGGTAGTTCATCTTCAACTTTTGCAGGAAATGTTTTAGTAGGTAGTGGGACAATAGATAATCCTCAAGGATGGGGTAAAGTATTACAAGTTCAAAATAGTGGTTCTAATGGTGCTTCTTTGTCTGTTAAAGACAGTAATAATGAATGGAATTTAGCTACATATAATGGCGTTTTTAATATATCTGATGGAGTTGATGAAAGATTAACTATATCTGGCTCAGGTAACTCAACTTTTGCAGGGAATGTAACTGTTAATGGTGGTCAAGATGCACTTACTATAAACACAACAGATACTGATGGTCCTTATGCAGTTTGGAAAAATACTACTAATGCAAATTTAGGATTTGTTGGTAATGCTAATTCTTTAGCAGCAGCAGGTAACACTAACTTTGCTGTAAGGGCAACAAACGATTTGATTTTTGCTTCAGGTGGTGGTACAGAAAGAATGCGTATAGACAGTTCTGGAAGAATCTTATTATCTTCTTCTTTATCTTATAATTTTATAGGTAGCAATACTTCTGATGGTTCTGATAATGAAAGATTATTTATTTCTGGTGGTGGTGATGCTTCGGCAGGCAGAGGTGGTTTAATTTCTTTTTATGGTAATGAATATACAGGTGCAGGCGGTGATGTTTCCATACAAGCAGGAAGAACAACAGATGCAAATATAAGTTTTTTTACTGGAGATACCACTACAACAGAAAGAATGCGTATAGACAGTTCAGGGGATGTTCAACTACAAACAGTTGGTGCTAAATTAAGATTTCAAAATTCAGCAGGTGCTGCTCCGTATATAAAAAATTCTGGCGAAGATGCTTCAACTGCTCCTTATGGACAAAATTTAGAGTTTTATACAGGTGGTTCAAAAAGATTAACAATAGACAGTTCTGGAAACGTAGGAATTGCAATTGATTCGCCTACAAGTTATTATTCTGGAGCAGATAATTTAGTTATCAAACAAGCAAGTGGAGAAGGTGGAATGAGTATTGTTACTGCTAACAACACTTCA